AGATTGCAGGAAGCAGCGGTTCGGTAACCGGGCTTGCAAGTGCACTTGGGGCGGTAGCGGGACCTGTGCTGGCGGTTATTGCCGTGGTGGCCGTTTTAGTGGCAGCATTTAAACATCTGTGGGATACCAACGAGGAATTCAGAAATGCCATGACAGCGATCTGGGAAGGTATTGTCAAGAAGGTACAGGCATTTGTTGAAGGAATCAAGGAAAGACTGGCAGCCCTTAATATTGATTTTACTGCAGTGGTAAATACACTGAAAAAAATCTGGAATGGTTTCTGTGAACTTCTGGCACCTGTGTTTGAAGCAGCATTCAGTATCATTTCAACAGTTCTTGGTACAGTACTTGATGTACTGACGGGACTGCTTGATGTGTTTATCGGACTTTTCACGGGAAACTGGGAGCAGATGTGGTCGGGGATCAAGGAGATATTCTCCGGCATCTGGAATGGAATCGCTGGAATCTTTACGGCAGCATTGAATCTTATCCGTGGGATTGCGGATACAGTCCTTGGATGGTTTGGGACAAGCTGGAATGCAGTATGGACTTCCGTATCTACATTCTTTACAAATATCTGGAACGGGATCACGTCATTCTTTACCGGAGTATGGGAGACCATCAAGAATGTGGTACAGGTAGGAATCCTGTTTATTGGTTCGCTTTTGGAAGCAGCATTTAATATCATTACACTGCCGTTCCGCTTTGTATGGGAGAACTGTAAGGAGACCATTATTTCCGTATGGAATACGATAAAAAGCACGGTTTCGACTGTGATCAATGCCGTGGCATCGGTAATCTCTACAGTCATGAATACCATAAAGACTGTGATCAGCACAGTCTGGGATGCAGTCAGTACAAAGATATCTACCGTGCTGAATGCCATTAAGTCAGTGGTAACCACGGTATTTAATGCAGTAAAAACGGTAGCGGTTACGGTGTGGAATGGAATCAAAACCGCAATCAGCACGGTCGTTGACGGCATTAAAAGCAAGGTGTCTTCCATATTTGAGGCTTTGAAGAATACACTTTCTTCTGTTTTTAATGGAATCAAATCGACAGCGGTATCTGTTTGGAACGGGATCAAGAGTGCAATCGTTACACCGATTGAGGCAGCACGGGATACTATTAAAGGAATCGTGGACAAGATCACGGGGTTCTTTAATAACATGCATTTGTCGCTTCCGCATATCAAGTTACCGCATTTCAGTATCAGTGGGAAATTGTCGCTTGCTCCGCCAAGTGTACCGCATCTGAATATCGATTGGTACAAGGAAGGCGGTATCATGACAGGACCGACCATCTTTGGCATGAACGGGTCGAGTCTTATGGCAGGAGGGGAAGCCGGAAAAGAAGCGGTTCTTCCACTGAAAGGCTTTTATGAACAGCTGGAAAATATCCTGACAAACAGGCTGAATACTTCGGCAATGGAGCAGTATCTGGCTGTGATAGCAGAAAACAGCGGAAAGGGCATCTATCTGGATGACGGAACGCTGATAGGAAAACTGGCACCCGGGATCAATCAGAAACTGGGCATGCAGAAATTTAAAGCAGAAAGGGGCATGGTCTGATGAGCGAATATACAACCGCAGGATTTGGGGCAACGATCAATGGAAAGCACACATGGAAAGATTATGGTCTTGTGATCGGCAATACGGATATCGTAAGTGAGCCATCCCCGAAAACTAATTATATCGAAGTGCCTGGAAGCAGTATCAGAATTGACCTTACGGAAACGCTGACAGGACAGGTGGAATATGAGTCCAGACAGCTTAAGTTTTCTTTAGGAAAAATGGAAAGGGAAGATTTGTGGCCGGTGTTTTACCGGACATTTCTGAAGGCATATCAGGGTAAAGAAGTACGGGTTGTTCTGGATCAGGAGCCGGATGTGTATTATCACGGACGTGCAGAAGTTTCGGGGTTTTCCAGAAATGGAAGGCTCGGTACATTTACCCTGACGGTAGATGCGGATGCGTATAAATACGAAATTAATGTGTCTAGCGAGGATTGGCTGTGGGACGTATTGAATTTTGAAACAGGGATCATCCGTGATTACCGTGGGATCAGTGTTTCTGGAAGCAGCAGTAAACTTCTGGAAGGAAGCGGTATTCCGGTTGTTCCTGCATTTCTTGTCAGCAACCTTGATGAAAGCGTTTCGAACTATATTACTTTTAATGGGACGAGGTACACTCTGCAGGAAGGCCGGAATCGCTTTGCAGATCTGATCATTCCGGCAGGAGGTGGAAGACTCTATTTTTACGGAAAGTATACAGTAAATATTGAGTTCCGGGGAGGGAGTCTGTAAATGTATAAAGTATTTTGTGACGATCAGCTTTTGTATCTTCCGAGAGATCAGGAGCTGGTCATTTTTAATACCAAGCTGGAATTGGCAGATAACAAATCCGGTTCATTTGAGTTTGATATCCCGGCAGTAAACCCGATGTATGACAGGATGAAAAAGCTGACTTCCGTCATCCGGGTAGAAAAGGATGGGGACAGTATTTTCTACGGACGCATCCTTAGTATGGAGAAGAACTTTTATAATACCCGGACAGTGGTGTGCGAAGGGGAACTTGCCTATCTTCTGGATTCGATACAGGAGCCGAAGGCATACCACGGCTATACTGTGAGGAGCTTCTTGAATACCCTGCTGGCTGTGCATAACAGGCAGACAACAATGGAAAAACGGCTTGCTGTCACATTTAACTCCAAATGTGCGGGGGAAAGTGGATCTTATGATAACCTTTCCCTTTACTATCAGTCGGGAAGTACCACATATGCTGTTTTTACGAAAAAAAAGGCGGATGATGTGGCTGGAAAAACATTTATTGTACCTGCCGGAGACTTTTATGTGTACTGGCATACGGACGCATCGGTTAATAAATATTATGGATTTTCCATAGACAGCGTAGAGTTCACAGCGGGAGTTCCGGACACAGCAGTTGTATCAGCACTCCCATCTTATACGGCAGTGGAAACAAAGAAAGTTTCTGATATGCAGAGTGCGCATAATCCGTATGATAACAGTTCCAATCTTTTGTGGCATTACACCCATACGTTCGACAGGAAAGACCTGTATCCAAAAATGTTTGTTACAGGGATGGTTACGGTGGAAGACAGCAATGACAGCATCTACCGCTATACAAATTGGGAAAACACGCTGGATGATATTCAGAATAAGCTGGTAGACAGGCTTGGAGGACATTTACGGATCCGGCATTCCGGCACGACTCGTTACCTGGATTATATCGCAGATTATGATAATACCAATACACAGGTCATTGAGTTTGGCAGTAACCTTCTTGATTATACAGAAAATGCGGATGCATCTGAAATTGCAACCAGAGTGATCCCGATTGGTAAACGATTGGAGGAAAGTTCGATCGAAGGGCTGGAAGAATATACCACGATCAGGAGTGTGAATAAGGATGTTCCGTATATTGAATCCACGGATGCCATAAAAGAATATGGCGTGGTGACAAGGACTGTAAGTTTTGAGGATGTCGGAGAGCCGGCCAATTTGAAGAAGAAAGCAGAGAAATATCTGTCAGATATTCAGTTTGAGAACCTGTCTTTGACCTGCAATGCCGTGGACCTGAACATGGTGGATGTGGATATCGAACGGATCAAACTGGGGGATTCCATCCGGGTCGTGTCAAAACCACACGGAATGGACCGGTATTTTCCGGTTACTGCACTTACCATTGACCTGCAGAATCCACAGAATAATACGGTAACGCTTGGAACAAGTGTAAAGGCAGGAATTTCAGAACGTACAACAAATCAGAACGATTCGCTTGTACAGAAGATCCAGTCACTGCCGCCACAGTCTGACACCCTGCGGATGGCGATAGAAAATGCAACAGCCCTGATCACGGCAGCAACCACGGGGCATGTGGTGACAAGACCGGAAGAGATCCTGATCATGGATACTGCAGATAAGGATACCGCAAAAAAGGTGTGGCGATGGAATTTAAATGGTCTGGGATATTCCAGTACGGGATATAATGGGACATTTGGAACAGCCATTACGATGGATGGAAAGATCGTAGGGAAATATATTGCTGCCAGAAGCATCTATGCAGATTCCTTTATTGCAGGAGAACTACAGACTGCATGGAATGGAATCACGGATTATATCCAGCTAAAGAACGGGGAACTGCAGGTATTTAATACTTCTGATCAGCTGGTGTCAAAGTTCAATTATAATGGGGAGCATTTTTACAGGGACGGCACTTATGTAGGTAAGATTGGAACTAACAAGTGGTCAAGCAATGCAGCACACAAAGGGCTGGTGTTTGATCTGGAATATACCGGAAAGTATATGGCATGGTGTTATCAGAAAACAAGCGGAGCTTCATCCTATACCACGATGCTGTGTTTTTCACAGGGAAACAGTATCTACACGGAACAGGGGCTGCATCTGGGCTGTGATTTTTATGGGGAGTGGAATACGCTCTACAACATTAAACTTTCGGGTGTTTCTTCTGGCGGATACAGTGCATTTACTGGAACAATCCCAATCATCATGAATATTACGGATAAAGGAAATGGGGCAATCAGCTGGACTTACAGTAAGCTTCAGGTAAAAAACGGCATCATAGTCGGATACTGGAATTAAGGAGGTATAAAGTGGAAAAAGAAATCGAACTGGAACTTCCCCGTGGGGAAAAGCCAAAGGAAGGAAAAACAGAAATGGCAGAAAAAACAGTGGAACTAATGTCTGGCTCACCGCTTGAAATGAAGCTGGAAGAAGTTTTAGGTAAGGTTACTGCTATGGAATCAGCTATGACAAAAATGACAGCATTGTTTGAGGGAGGTGCATTTGGTGGAAAAGCAGGAAAAGAATAAAACAGAACAGAATCCCATGCCTCTTGGTATGATTCTGGATCATGCAAGGGAGGACATGACAAAATCAGTGGTTGCACTGCAGCAGAAATACGGGCTTCCGGCAAGTCTTCTTGATGTGATCCTGACAGGCGTGCTGTCAGAAGTACGGGAAATGAAGTGTATGGAGTACAGGCAGCTGAAGGAGGGAGAAAAAGATGGCAAATGTCACAGCGTATCTGAATAAGATCCTGTCTGCGGTATATGGAAAAGATGTCAGGCAGAGTATTTATGATTCTATCAATGCAATCAATACACAGGTGGAAGGGTATGTATCTGCTGAGAAAAGCCGTGTGACAGCGGAAGCTAATAGAAATAGTGCTGAAAAAATCAGGGTATCAAACGAGAACGATAGGGAAGCCGCTGAAGAGGAACGTTTAACAAATGAAGCAGAAAGGCTGGAGATATATGATGATCTGTGCTCTCAGGTAGCTGATATGCTGGATGAACTGAAGAATGTGGCAGAGGGGAAAATTACATTTTCTGCGATTTATCCTGTGGGCAGCATTTATATGTCCGCGAATAATACCAGTCCGGCATCCTTGTTTGGAGGCACATGGCAGTCATGGGGAAGCGGACGTGTTCCGATTGGCGTAAACACATCGGATTCAGAATTCTCTACAGTGGAAAAAACAGGTGGAAGTAAGTATCTGCAGAGTCATACCCATACTTTTACCGGAACAGCGGTCACGGTGACAGGTGGGTCACATTCCCATACGCTTCCATATCCTGTTCCTTCAGAACCGGGTTATGATTACGAAGGAGAATCTTATAATGCTCCTTTTGGTACTTATAGCCCGCAGAGTGAACTGATAGAGGAGACAGATTCAGAAACCCACAGCCATACTTTTACGGCAAAAGGTACACTTAGTTCAACCGGAATAGGAAACGGTCAGAACCTCCCGCCTTATATCACCTGCTATATGTGGAAGCGTATTGCATAATTTTAGTAACTGGTATCTCTTCGGAGGTGCTTTTTTTATACCCAAAAATCAAAGGAGGAACTCATTATGAAGGAATTTTGGAACACGGTACAGTTTGTTTTTACAGCAGTAGGAGGATGGCTTGGATATTTCCTTGGCGGATGCGATGG